AGCGTGAACGACCTCACCGCCTTTATCGGCGTTGACGACACGGGCGGCGTGCATTCGACCTTCTGGCTGCCGCGCGAGGGCCTGGCGGACAGGGCCAAGCGTGATCGCGTCCCGTACGACCAATGGGCCAAGGAGGGCCTGCTGCAGACGACGCCCGGCAGCGCGATCGAATACGAATTCGTAGCCGAATATCTGCGCGGATTTTTCGACCGCTATAACGTGCAGGCGGTCGGCTTCGATCGCTACAACATGAAGCATCTTCGCTCGTGGCTCGTGAAAGCCGGATTTTCCGAGGCCGAGCTCGCCAAGTTTCAGGATTTCGGCCAGGGAACGGTCAGCATGACGCCGGCGTTGCGCGAGCTCGAAGTGATGCTTTTGAACGCGCGCCTTCGCCATGGCGATCATCCGATCCTGCGTATGTGCGCGGCCAATGCGAAAGTGTCGGGCGATTCCGGCGCGCGCAAGTTCGACAAGCACACCGCGACCGGGCGGATCGACGGCATGGTCGCCCTGGCAATGGCCGTCGGCGTGATGCCGATCGATAGCGCCGGCCCGAGCGTCTACGAAGAGCGCGGAGTCCTGAGCGTATGAGCTTCTGGTCCCAGCTCACATCCTGGGCGCGCAAGAGCGTTTCTCCGGATTGGCAAGTCCTTGAGCGCTATCTCGCGTGGGCTTTCGGCGGCGGCGCGGCTTCTTCGGGCGTCGTGGTTAATCCTCAAACCGCCCTTCAATCGGCCGCCGTCTTCGCCTGCGTCAAGGTGCTGTCCGAATCGATCGCGATGCTCCCGTGCACCGTCTACCAGCAGGGCGCCGGCGCCAAGCGCACTCCGGCGCTCGATCATTCGCTCTACGACCTCCTGCGCTACCAGCCGAATGAATGGCAGACGAGCGTTGAGTTCTTCGAAATGCTGGTCGCCGCTTTGTGCTTGCGCGGCAACGGCTACGCCTGGATCAACAAGACGCGCTCGGGCGACGTCGCGGAGCTTTTGCCGCTACACCCGGACATGGTCAACGTCACCATGAAAACCGGCTTCGCGCTCAACTATCAAATCACGATGCCGGACGGCTCATTCAAGGACATGGGGCCCGGAGAACTGTTCCACGTACGCGGCCTTACGCTTAACGGCTGGCTCGGCATCTCGCCGATTGCCTACGCGCGCGAATCGATCGGGCTGGCGCTGGCGGCGGAGAAATTCGGCGGGCAGCTCTTCCGCAATGGCGCCAAGATGAGCGGTGTTCTCGAAGTTCCGATGAAGCTGTCCGACGCGGCGCTCAAACGCATCAAGGAGTCGTTCGACCTGGCAAGCAGCGGGGAGAACGCGCACAAGACGGCCATCCTCGAAGAAGGCACGAAGTACACAAAGATCGGCATCACACCGGAAGATTCCCAGTTTCTCGAAACGAGGAAATACCAGCGCAGCGAAATCGCGGCCATCTATCGCGTCCCGGCGCACTTGATCAACGACCTTGAGAAGGCGACCTTCTCCAACATCGAGCAGCTCGGCCTCGAATTCGTTACGCTCTGCCTGATGCCGTGGTTCACGCGCATCGAACAGGCGATCCGGCGCGATCTGATCGCGCGCGAGGAGCGCAAGAGCTACGGCGTCTCTTTCGACATATCCGCCATGTTCCGCGGCGATGCTGCTGCGCGTTCGGCGTATTACAAAGACGGCATCATGACGGGCTGGCTCTTGCGCAATGAAGCGCGCGCCATTGAATCATCGCTTGGCATTCTTCTCAATCCTATTCCTGGCCTCGACAAGCCGCTGATGCCGCTCAACATGGTCGCGGTCGGCGAGGACGGCAATCCGCAGGCCAACCCGAACGCGCAACCGCCCGATACGACGCCCAGCGAGAGCGAGCCGCCCTCGGATGCGGTCGCAAAACTTACTGATTCGATGCAAAGCGTCGAGCGCAAGCTCGCCCTGGTGCACAGTTTCCCGTCGCAACCAGTCGTGAACGTGCATTCCGAACCCGCTCCGGTGAACATTCACGTGACCAAGGAACTGAACGAAGACGAATCGCGTCAGCGTTTGGCGTTCGTTTTTGACGAAAATCGCGAAATTATTGGCGCTGAAATCGTGCGGGAGCCGGCCGAGAGTGCCTAAAAACAGTCAATTGAGCGCCGCAGCGGTCAATGCGCAGGCCGATGCGCTCGCCGCGATGCTCAACGACGGCTATCTGTGCATTTTCACCGGTTCGCAGCCGGCCGGCGCCGATTCTCCATTCAAAGGCACGCTGCTGGCGAAATTGCGGTTCGATTCAGTCGCAGCCCAGCAATCATCCGACGGAAGAGTGCAATTCAGGGCGCTGAAGGCCGCCGAAGCGATTGCGACCGGCGAGGCCGCGTGGTTTCGCGCGTACCGGAGCGATGGCGAGACGGCCGTGCTCGACGGCACGGTCGATATGCACGGCAACGGCGCGAATTTGGAAGTGAACACGACGCACATTGCGATGGGGGCCAAGGTGAGCATAGGCAATTTCAGCCATTCCGTGCCGAAGGCGAGCAGATGAACATGGAAATGCATGGACGTCAGGCTCAATCCGCCACGCTCGAGGCTGTCGTGATCCGCGCCGACGGCCGCCGCGAAGACCTCGGAGTCATCTCCTACTGGCACCGCAACCCGTTCATGCGCCTGTGGTATCGCTGGGTACGCGGCATCAAGGGCCGTTTTCATCCTCCATCTGCCCAAAGGTAGCCCATGGCTAATGCGATCACGAGCAAGGCGAAGGAGATTTACACCGGCCGGATGATCGGCGCCTCGCCGACGCAAGCAGAGCCGAAGATCGTGACCTGGGGCTTAAATCCCTCGGCACTGACCGCCGCAGCGACCGATATCGCGATGTTTCAGGAGTCCGGCGAGGCGCGCGTCACGGCGACCAGCTCCCAAGTCACCACGACTACCAGCAACGACACGTATCAACTCGTCGGCACTATCACCGCGAGCACAACGCGCGCGATCACCGAATTCGGCGCGTTCGATTCGGCCACGCAGCCGGCGGTCGCGGCGGTCGCGGCGGGCGGCGTGGTTGCTTCCAACTCGGCCACGACGCTGAACACGGCGGCCACCTTCACGCCCGGCAACAACAACTTCATCCAGATCCGCACCGAGGTGATGAAGGTCACGGCCGGCAGCGGGACGACCGCGTTGACTGTGGTGCGCGCGCAGAACGGATCTTCCGCCATCTCGACCATAGCGGTATCCGATACGGTGACACCCGGCAATCCGCCCGGGCAGTCCGGCATCACAGGCGGCAACATGTTCGTGCATTCGGATTTCTCGGTGATTAATCTGAACGCGTCGGACTCAATCGCCTTCACGCACAAGGTGCAGTTCTCATGAGCCAGGGCTACGTCGAGTGCCCGCTCGCAACCGGCGAGGATGGTGCGGCGCTCAGCAACACGACCACGCCGACGAGCATCCTGCCGGCTGCGCGCAAGATCACCTTGCCGCCGTACTTCTTCAATACCATCGGCAAGATGGTCCGGGTTTTCGCATCCGGCCGTATCAGCACGCTGACCGCCGCACCCGGAACGCTCACGCTCGATATCCGTTTCGGTTCGGTGATCGTCTTCACAACCGGCGCCATGTCGCTCAACGTGACGGCCCAGACCAATGCGACCTGGCGTTTCAATGCCGAGATGACCTGCCGCGCGATCGGATCCGGTACAAGCGCAAATCTGCTGAGTACGGGGGAATGGAAATCGCGCGCCATCATCGGCAGCGTCACGGTAGCCACGGGCGGCGATAACGTAGATGTGGTCCCGGACACCGCGCCGGCCGTCGGCACCGGCTTCGACTCGACAGCGCTGCAGCAGGTCGATTTCTTCGCTACGTGGTCGGTCGCCAGCGCCTCCAACTCAATTCTGTGCCATCAGTTCGCGCTTGAGTTGATGAACTGAGCCGCGAGGGAGCCCATGCCCCTTTTCGCGGATCGGGTCAAAGACACCACCACCACGACCGGGACCGGCTCGATCACTCTATCCGGCGTTCCTCCGGCCGGGTTTCAGTCCTTCGCAACCGGCCTCGGCGCAGCGTCCGTCTTCGTAAGCTATTGCATCGCCGATCAGATCGGCGGCAACTGGGAAGTCGGCAAGGGCACGTTCAACGGGACCACGACCCTGACGCGCGACCTCGTGCGCGCGAGCAGCAATGCGAACGCGCTGGTCAACTTCGAGGCCGGCATCAAGGACGTATTCGTGACGGCGGCGGCGCGAAACATCGACAACGCAAATATCGGATTCACTTACGCTCAGACGCGCGGATTCATGCTGCCCTAGGGGAACGAAATGCCGGCCAATACCGATCCGATCTTTTCCGCCAAGGGCGATGTATCGAACAATTCCGGCACCGGGATGAATCAGCTCATTCTCACGGCGGCGAATGATTACACGGGCGTCAGCGGGAACAATTCCCTTGTCTTCACGGCTGACGCAACCAATGGTTCGTATGTCGAGAGACTTCGCTTCAAGGCGGGCGGCACTAACGTGGCATCAGTCGCGCGCATCTTTCTCAACAATGGATCGACTCCAGGTACGGCAGCTAACAACGTGTTCTACGGCGAATTGAGTTTGCCAGCTACGACGGCGATTGCGACGGCCTCGACCATCGATCTGGATTATCCGATGGGCTTCGTGTTGCCGGCAGGCTTCAGGATTTACGTCGGTCTTGGCACTACCGTCGCGGCGGGCTGGGTGGTAACGGCTATCGCCGGGAGATATTGAGTGCTGGATTTTTTGCATATCCCGTCGAAGACGATTGCGGATGTGCAGGTCTTCCACGCCAACGCGGCGGCGGCCGGAGTCGGCTGGGTCACATGGAATAAGCCGCGCGGCGTTTCAATGGCTTATATCTTTGCCATCGGTGGAGGTGGAGGCGGCGGTGGAGGATTTGTAGGCGCGGCTTCGGCCGCTGGAGGGGGCGGCGGCGGCGGCAGTGGCGGTCAATCGACCTTATGCGCCCCCGCTTTATTGTTGCCCCAAACCTTGTTCGTGAGCGTCGGCATCGGTGGTCTTGGCGGTGCCAGCGGTGCTGTCGGCGGCAACGCGATCGATACGCGCATCGCGGTTTCCCCGGACACGACTGCCAATAATTGCGTGCTACGTGCCATGGGGGGCGGCCAGGGCGGAGCTGGCGGCGCTTCCGGTAGTGCATCCGCTGGATTGGCCGGCGTCGTTTCTGCTCTTGCGAATCATCCGCTCGCTGGACTTGGGATTTCGTTAGGATTGGTGGGCCAAGGGGGCAACACGGGAGGCGCTGCCGTCAGCGCGGGCGCGGGCCTATCAATCACGCTTCCGGTCACTGGCCTGGTCGTAACGGGCGGAGCCGGCGGTGGTGCGATTGCCACCAGCGGCACGGGGGGCGCCGGTGGTGCTATCACTGGCGCCGGCATTTTCCCGACCAATGCGGGCGGTGCTGGCGGAGCTACTACTGCGGCGGGCGCGAATGGCGGCAACGGATACGGTCCTCTTTTTGGTCTTTCTTATTTCACCGGAGGAAGTGGTGGCGGCGGCGGCGGGCCTACTAGTACTGGCACAGGCGGCGGCGGCGGCAAAGGCTCCTATGGCTGCGGCGGCGGCGGCGGAGGTGCGATGTTCACCGGAGCGACCGCTGGCCGTGGCGGCGACGGGGGCGATGGCCTCGTGATCATCGTTTCGTGGTGAATGCGTGGCACAGCTCGGCCATGACGCAATATCTGCCGTTCCGATATCCGGCACGGCAGGCGGCGCGACTGCCCAAGGTATCGGGACCCAGCTTTCGCGGGTCATCTGGCCCGGCACATCTCCGGCGCGTGCTGTTCCGAATCGCTTTTTGACGCCGACCTGGGCGATAGGAGGCAGCGCCGCCGCGCAGCAGTTCACGCTGACGCTCACCGCGGCGCAGGCCACTTCCGCATCCATCGCGAAGGCTGTCTCCGCGATCAAAACGGCGACGCAGGCCAGCAGCGCCGTCTCGATCCGCGCAGTGAGCGTTGCGCATTCCGCAGCGCAGGCGACCGGCGCGGCCTTCGTCAAATCCGTCTCGAAAGCGATGGTGACCGCTCAGTCAGCCTCCGCAACGCTGCTGCGTAGCGTCTTTTTGGTACGTTCGGCGATCCAAAGCACCGCAGCGGTCCTGTCGAAATCGGCCCTGATCACGAAATCCGCAACCTCGGCGAGCGCTGCATCTCTCGCGAAGTCCGTCGGGGTGATCCGCTCGGCCGCCTCCGGTACGTCCGCCTCCCTAGCCAAGGCCGTGAGCATCATCCGGGCGGCAAGTCAGGCGAGCACCGCCTCGCTTCAGCGCGCGATCGCAGTCGGCCTCGCAGCCGTTCAGGGCTCCGCAGCCGCGCTCGCCTTTGGCCGGGCGTTCCACGTCTTGCTGACCGCCGTGCAGGCCACCATTGCGACCCTAGATTGGGTGATCCAGCGGGGGCCAGGCCCAACCGGTGGTAGTGGCGGAGGCGACCGGTTCGGCCCGATCCTCGGCCGCCGGCCAATCGGCATCGCCCGGCCCGGCGCAAGGCTCGCCAAGCCCGCTGCACCGGTTTACGATGTGGCCGGTTCAGCGACGAGCGCCAATGGCCCGCAGGACTTCTACGGTACCGGCACGATCGAGCTCGTGTCCGTCTCAGGCGAAGGCAGCACGGAGAGTGCGGCGGCGGGAATCGTCGCCTTCGCCGAAATCGACAGCAGAATTCCGACCAATCGCAAGCGCGCCGCGATCCTTTCCGCCTTGCTGGAGGCCCTTTCCAGAAAATGGCGCTGACCGCTAGGACCCGATCATGAAAAACACGGATTTCGCAGATCTGGAGTTCAAGGAAGGGCGGCCGGTGCTCGAATACCACTTCACCGAGACGGGCGCCAGCACGAAAGGCGTTTTCGAGGGCTACGCGAGTGTTTTCAACCGCGAGGACGACGGCGGCGACCTGATCCTGCCGGGCGCGTTCAAGCAGACGCTATCTGAGTACGACCATGCGAACGATATGCCGAAAATGCTGCTGAACCACGGCGGCATGGGCGGCTTTCTATCCTCGCCGGCGCCGGAAGACCTGATGCCGATCGGCAAGTGGACTTCGATGAGCGAGGATTCGCACGGGTTGCAGGCCAAGGGACGCCTGATTAACCTAGATACGGAATCTGGCAAGCGGATCTACGGCGCCATGAAGGAAAACGCCCTGAGCGGCCTGTCGATCGGCTACCGGGCCAAGGATTTCGTGCGCGGCACCAAGGAAAACGAGCCGCGCCGCACGCTCAAGCAGGTTCATCTGGTCGAGGTTTCGCCGGTCACGTTCCCGATGCAGGGGGCGGCCTCGATTTCCTCGGTGAAATCCTTCGATTTCGCCGATCCGCGCACTGCGGAAAAGCTGCTACGTGAGGTATGCGGCTTTACGCAGTCGCAAGCGCGCGAGTTCGTCTCGCGCGTGAAAGCGCTCGGGCTACGTGATGTTGGTCCGGACGAAGAAGCCAAGCGCGCTATCGCCGCGTTGAACCGGAGAATGGCGCTGCTTCGATCCTGACTCACACACACGAGGGACCAAAATGTCCGATCTTTCGGAGCTGACCTCCGCGATCGAGGCGAGCAATCGCTCTTTCGAGGAATTCAAGAAAGCCAACGATCAGCGTATCGAGGAATTGAAAAAGGGCACCGGCGTGCCGGCCGATGTGCTTGCCAAGATCGATGCCATCACCAAGGATTTCGGCGAGCAGAAAAAGCTGATCGAGGTGATGGAGGCCAAGATGAAGCGGCCTCAGTTCGGCGGAGAGCGAGCGAGTGCCCCGTACTACTTCAACGGGCTGGAGCTGAAGGGCTACATCGATACCGAAGTGCAGCAGGCGCACCGCAAGGGCTTCGACGCCTACATCCGCAAGAATCGCGGCACGAACGAGCTGTTCGACCTGGAGGTGAAAGCCTGGGGCGCGATGCTCGGCCTGCCGGATAGCGAAATCAAGGCGATGAACATCAGCTCCGGCCCGGATGGCGGTTTCGCGGTGCCGAAGGTGATCGACGCGATGATCGAGGCGACCCTCGTCAACGTTTCGCCGATCCGCGGCCTTGCGACTGTGGTGCAGATCAGCACGCCGGACTATCACAAGCTGGTGAACGTCCACGGCACGGCGAGCGGATGGGTGGGCGAGAAAGCTACCCGGCCATCGACCGCGACGCCGACGTTTGAGGACATCAATCCGCCAATGGGCGAGATTTATGCCTTCCCACAGGCCACGCAACAGATGCTGGACGACGTGTTCTTCAATGCCGAGTCGTGGCTGGCCGATGAGATAACGCTTGAATTCGCGCGGGCCGAGGGCGCTGCCTTTTGCAATGGGACGGGCGTGGTGCAACCGAGGGGTTTCACGACTTACCCGGTAGCGGCCACGGCGGACGCGACACGCCTATTCGGAACGCTGGAGTACACCTTCACCGGCAGCAACGGCGCATTCAAGACGACCAGTGCGACGGTCAATCCGACGGACGATTTGATCACGCTGGTAGGTCGGATGAAAAAGGGCTATCGGGACGGTTGCTGGTGGGTGATGAACAAAAACACCTTGTTCGCCGTCATGGCGATGAAGGATTCGGTCGGCCGCTATATCTTCAATCCGACCAGCGCTCCGGGCATCGTAGACACGATCCTGGGTTATCCAGTGACCGAAGCCGAGGACATGGCCGACTACACGACCACGAATGCCCTTGCGATCGCATTCGGCAACTTCAAGCGCGGGTATCTGATCGTGGATCGCATCGGTGTGCGCACGATCCGGGATCCGTTCTCGAACAAGCCGTACATCGGCTTTTACACGACCAAGCGGCTTGGTGGCTCGATCATGAATACCGAGACGATCAAGTTCCTGAAGTTCGGCACGAGCTAACCACCGAAAGGACGCAAAAATGTTCGATCTTCATGCGAAAGTCCGAACGGTGGTCGGCGTGGCGCCGGTCGCCGTCGGCACCACCGGCACCGGGCAAGTCGGCAAGATCATCGACACGCAAGGCTATGGCGGCGTCGAGTTCCTGCTCGCCTACGGCTCGGTGACAGCCACCACGGCGGTTTTCACGGTGCTGGTGAAAGAGGGCGACGTTACTGGAACCATGACTTCGGTAGCCGATGCCGACCTCTTGGGCACCGAGCTGCTGGCCGGTCTGGCGGCAGCGGCCACGCGCACATCTGCCGTATCAAAGAACGTGACCAAGCGGATCGGCTACAGCGGTGCCAAGCGTTACGTGCAATGCGGGGTCAAATCGACCACTACGGCCGGCACGCCGGTATCGATCACGGCGCTCCTGCATCAGGCAAACGTGGCGCCTACGGCGAATCCGTGATGCACGTCTCGATCGTGGGGCTAGGACCGTCGTCAGCTGTCTACGTTGATATCTGCAAGCGCCTGGGCGATCGGCGCAAGTACTCCGATCAAACCTGGGTGATCAACGCATTCGGGGCGGTCCTGGCCCACGATCTGGTTTTTCACATGGATGACGTTCGCGTTCAGGCGATCCGAGCGGAGGCCGAGCCGGACAGCAACATAGCGGCGATGCTCGGGTGGCTGAAAAGCCATCCGGGCCCCGTCGTGACAAGCCGCGCGCATCCGGATTTCCCGACGCTCATAGAATTTCCGCTCGAGGCGGTCGTCAACGACTTCCCGCAGTGCTATTTCAACTCGACGGCAGCCTACGCGGTCGCCTACGCGATCCACAAGGGCGCGACGAAGCTGAGCCTCTTCGGTATCGATTTCACCTATCCGGACGCCCACGATGCCGAGAAAGGGCGCGCCTGCGTCGAATTCTGGCTCGGGATCGCCGCCGCGCGCGGGATCAAGCTTGCGATGCCGAAGGCTACCAGCCTGATGGACGCGCTCTATCCGCAGGCGCAGCGCTTCTACGGTTACGATTGCGTAGACCTCGCGTTCACGCGCGAGAATGACCGGATCGTGGTCGGGATGACCGAGAAGGAGGCGTTACCGAGTGCCGCGGAAATCGAGGCCGCATACGACCATACCGGGCATCCGAACGGGCTGATGCGCCCCGAGGTGCAGGAATGCGTGAACACCTAATCACCCGTTCCGGGCCAGCCGTCGAGCCGATCATGCTGGCCGATGCGAAGCTCTACGTTCGGCAGACCGAGAGCTTCGATGATTCGCTTATCACGGCGCTGATCGCCGCAGCGCGCCAGTATGCAGAGATGGTGACGCGGCGGGCGCTGATCGCCCAGCGGCTGAGCCTCCTGCTCGACAGCTTCCCGCGGCCCGGCTTCAACGTCGGCTCGGCCAACTGGTACGGCCCGCAATGGGGCATCAATCCGGGGCCGATGACCGTCCTGTCGCCCGACGGTTTCACCGGTTACGAAATTTTCCTGCCGATGCCGCCCACGATCGCGATCGAGGCCGTCAAGTACGTGGATACAAACGGTGCGCTTCAGACGCTCGATCCGACCCAATACCAATTCGTGCCCTGCGAGAAGGCGATCCTTTCACCTGTCTTCGGCACCGTCTGGCCGCAAACGCAGGATCAGAAGGCGGCCGTAGAGGTGCAATTCATCGGCGGTTTCGCGGCTCCGCTCACGGCGGATTCCACGGCAGATACCGTCAGCGCTCCGCTGTGGCCGTCTTTGGTGATCGGAAGCGTTCTACGTTTTTCGAATATAGGCGGCGCCCTTCCAACGCCGTTGGCAGCCGCGACCGACTATTACGTGCGGTCGGTCGTCTCGCCCGGCGTCTACACGCTCTCGGCGACTTCCGGGGGATCGCTCATCGATATCACGACCAATGGCACCGGCCAGTCGTTCATCGGCGCCGTGCCGGAGGGCATTCTCGCTTGGATGAAAGTCCGCATTTCGACGCTATACGACAACCGAGAAGAGGTGGCAATCCTCACCCGCGGCAAGGTCGAGCTTCTGCCGTACGTCGATAATCTGCTCGATCCGTTCCGCGTGCTGGAGTTCTGAACATGCGCGCTGGCGACATGCGCCATACCGTCGTGATCGAGCAGAAGGGCTCATCGCTCGACAGCTTCGGCGGTGAATCGACCACCTGGACGACGGTCAAGACGACCTACGGGGACGTGACGCCGCTATCCGGGCGCGAGCGCGAGGCGGCGCAGGCGATCCATCCGGACATCTCGCATCAGGTCACGGTTCGATACCAGCCGCTTTTCGCCGATCCGGTCGGCGTCGCCAACATGCGGCTGCGATATGGGACGCGGATCTTCAATATCTTGGCGCCGCTGAACGTCGATGAGCGCAGCCAGTGGGTGCAGATCATGGCAAGCGAAGGAATGGCCGCTGCCGGCTGATTTCGGAAAGGAGAGCGTTATGCGAACGGTTCATTTCGTGAAGGAAAGCGGCCCGTATGCTGCCGGTATGACGGTGAGCATCGATGATCAGGAGGCTTCCAGCGCCATCGCAGCTGGGCTTGCCGTGCCGGATCCCGGTCACGTGTTCGGGACGCCGGCCGCTTTGCCAGAGACGATTGCGCCGATTACAGAGCAAATTGCCGATGTGAAGCAAGAAACGGCAGCCAGCTTATCGTTGAAGCGGATCGTGAAGGAATAGACCTTGGCCGAGTTTCAGAACATCCAGATTCACGGTTTCGAGGACTTCAAGCGGCAGCTTGCGCAATTGCCGGGCCGCGTCGGGCGCAACGTGCTGCGCGGAATGGTCAACGCGGGCGCGACCGTGATCCGGAAGGAGGCTGTCCTGCGTGCGCCGCAATACACCGGTCCGATATCCGAAGGCCACCCACCGCCCGGCACGCTGAAAAAAGCGATTTATCAGAAGCAGATCGCGGAGCTCTCAAGCGCTGTTCAGCAGACGTTTTTCGTCGGCGTGCGGCAGGGCAAGAAGCAGCGGGCCGTGAAGCGAGGAAAGAACGTCGTCAATCTGGACGCCTTCTACGCCCGCTTCGTTGAATT